CGTCACCAGCCCCGCCATAAATTACCTTGTCGTCGTCTACTTCCTGGCCTAACAATGTTGCTACGTCTTCGGTTTCCAGGTCTTTAATACCCAGCTTTAAGGCGCCTTTTACAAACTCCTTTACGCTTTCGCTTACCGCGTCGTCGGCGTATAAGGTGCCTTCCGCAGTTGTTACGGATAAATCAGCCGTCATAACTTCGGCCAACTTTTTAGGCGTTCCGTATGTAGGTACGCTGTTTTCGCCTTCTGTAATGGTGGCGTATACCAAATCTTTTAAACCTATTGTCATGGCTCTTTACTCCTTTATAATTTGTGTCGTTATTGGTACAATCCAGTACCCTGTTGCTTCTTCGTAGCTTTCCTGGTCTACACTCGTAACGCTGTATCCTGCTGCCCGTAGGTTCTTTACTGTTGTATCTACCAGGGCTTCAAAATCGCACTTCGTAATAATTCTTACTAAATACGTTTCTGCTTCTTCTTTTACTTCGTCGTCCGCTACTAATGCGGGCTGCCTGGTAATCCGTTGGAAGGTGTAATATGTTCCTGGCTTTTCCTGCCCTTTTTTCACTTTCCAAACCAGGCGCGCGGCCGGGTGGCCGCTCTGTTCTAAAACCTCTTTAATTTTAGCCATTGTTTACCCCCTGCCAAACTTCGTACATGGCGTCTGTTGTCTGCTGGTGGGCTTTTTCGTTCGCCGCTGTCATATATGGCCGCGCAGGTATTTTACTGGTTCCATATTGCGCTATAAAGCCAATAGTTGCATAACGTACGTTGCTTTTATCTCCCTTGCGGTCGTTTCCGTGTTTGGCTTTACCCTGCGGGTATACCTCTACGTAGCGTTCCGTATCGTCCCCCTTTACTGGGGTTGCTTTTATTGACTGAATAAAGCCCGTTGTTTCCTTTATCCCCATTGCCGCCGCTTCGTCCTGCTGCGCCTTTATAAGCACATTGGCGCCCGCTTCCAGCATTAAGGGTACTGCCTTTGTGGCTGCTTCTTCCATTCGTAAAAATTTCTGTGTTACTTCTTCCAGGCCTACGGTTGTAAACTCTCCCATATTACCCCCCTTCCTGGTCTTCTTTCTCGACTGTTGGAAGGTCTGTTAATGTCAGTTCTATTACGTCGCTGTCCGGCGGCTCGTAGGTCTTAAGCACGCTGTAGCGCTTGCCCTCAAACTCTACCAGTGCTTCCCCGGCGTAGTCTATACAATGTACTTCTACTTTTGCTTCTACCTGTTTGCCCGCCTGCTGCGCCTTGTAATATTCCCCCTGGCTTATGCTTCGCTTATTGCAAAATACCAGGCGTTTGCTTTCCTGCGTCGGATTATCGAACCCGTTTTCGTTGGTCTTTTCGATCGGTTCGGTTTCGGTAATCAATGTAATTTCGTTACACCACTTCGCCACCTTCTACCGCCCCTTCCTGTTCCATTGTTCCAGTGTCCGTATTTCCCGGTACCGTTTGGTATTCTTCCATAAGGGATAACGCAATTTTTAAGCTGTCGTAAGACTGCCTAAACTGCTGCGCCTTGTCGCTGTATCCAAATTCCGCCTTGCAGTAGATTGTAATAGCCCGGATAATAAGCGCGTCGCTTTCGTCCAGGTTATTTACACCCACCTGCTGTAAATCGCGCTTGCACGCTTCTATACAGTCGTTAATTTCGTCGGTAATGGTCTGCGCCTGGCTGCTAATCCTTAATGCGCCCCTTATCTTTTCTGTTAATTTCGTTGCCATACACTCCCTGCCTTTCATCAATAACGGGCTACGTGTTTCCGTAGCCCGTGTTATTGGTTACTGATTAGCTGGACGCCTTTTTCTTAAGGGTTACAAGGCTGTTTTTGTCTACTACCTTACCGTCGGCAAGCATAACGCCCTTTGTTACCATGTCGTCGGTGTCGTTGTCTTCGTACTTCTTTACTCCCATTGCGTAGTTAGTGTTAAGTACGTAATCCTTAAAGTTGAATACGAACGCTACTACGTCCCCAGTGCTTGCAGCGTCGAAGCTGTTAAGGTAATCGCAGCATACTACAGGTCTACCCAGTAATACGCGTTCCGGCTTGCCAGCAATGCCGTAGTTTACGCGTGCAATAGGCTGCCCCTGCTGGTCTGTCATGCCAATAAAGCCCATGAATGTAGCTTTAGACATACACCATACTGCGCCTGCTTCGTACGCCTGCGGTAATGCGCCTTCTACCTTCACAATGTCAGCGTATGCCAGCTTTGCGGTTTCGATTGCCTGGCCTGTTGCTGGTGTTTCCTTAATGATACCCTTCGGCTGGCCTGTACCTGTACCGGAAATAATGGCCTGTTCTAACGCTTTTGTCATTGCTTCCACAATGTTGTTAATTAACAATGTTTCAAACGCAGACATAGCCATGTTTTCTACTTCCAAAGATACAGCAACGGCGCAACGTAATTTGTGATATGCAAAAGTTACCATACCGTCCTTTGCTGCGGTCTTCTTCTGTTTGTCGCTTCCTACGCCTTCGGCTACCCATGTTGCAGTAGGCTTAACGCTGGATACAGGGATAGCAACGCCGCCCTTGTATGCAGTTCTTGTAACAAGCGCCAAAATCATACCTGTACTTTCCAGCTTTTCTACGATCTGATTAAGTACGGTAGTAGGAATTACGGCGCCTACGTCTGTGGTCTTTGTTACGGCGTCGGCTCTGTACTCTGTAGGAATTGCGGTACCTCTTACCACATAATCCATAAACGCCTTGCGGTACTGCATGGTTGCGTACTTATCGTCGCTTGTTTCCTGGCTGCCGCCTGCTGCCGGGAAGGAACGCAATACAGTAGGTGCCCCCTGGCCTGCTACTGCCTGGCCTGCTGCTACTGCTGCCAAAATTCTGTTACGCTGTTCCTGTGTGCCTGCTGCTGCCTGTAGCTGGCTTCTTTCTTCCTGTAAAGCTGCTACCTCTGTTTCCAGGGCTGTTAATTCGTCTGCGGTCATTTCCGCGCCCCTGGTTGTGATCTCTGTGTTAATTTCTGCTAATCTTGCTTCGATTTCCTGTAAAGTGCGCATAATGTTTCTTTCTCCTTTTTCTTTTTTTGAATTTTTATAGCATTGTTCTTAACTTTAGTAACTTTGCCCGGCGTTCCAGGTACTCCGCCTGTATTTGCTCGTAACTCCGCGTAGCAAAATTCCGCGCGCTTATTTCTGTTTCTTCGTTAGCAGGCCTACTAACTGCGGAAACGTCATAAACTTTTTTTATTTCCAAAACGTCCCTTGTAATGGTTCTTGCTTTGCGGTCTTCCGTAATGCTGTCTTTTGCGACTACGAACGCCCAGGACATTTTAGTAACTAATTCTGCTTCTATATCCTGGTACAGTCCGCGCGCTGCGTCGGTTCTTCCCAGGTCAGCACAAACAAAAAGCCCCACATTATCCGGCTGGATAATAAGGGACTTGGTTTTACCCGTTCTTGCGAATACTCGCCCGGTATGGTCGTACTGCATAATAACGTCTGTCATGTCTGCGCCGTCCAGCGCGTGCCTGTCGATACGCTCGTAATACTTCCACCCGTCCGAAAACTCAAATAATAAATAAGGACTATCAAACGTAGTCGCGTAACCTTCTACGTAATAGTCCGTCTGTATGCGCTTTGCTGCTGCCGCTACTGATAACGGCGCCGCCAGCGCTCTGTATTCTCTTTCTTTTACTACTGGCATTTCGATACACCCCTTTTCTATTCCTGGTTGCCTTCCAGGTCGCCCCCGGTTCCCGGTTTCGGTTCTGTTGGTTCTGCTGGTTCTTCATAAGTTGGCTGCTTCGGTGTCCCGTCTTTGTTTAGCTGGGATACTTCGGTATACTCTTTTCGTATGTAGTACTTGTCCCCGTCTTCTACGTGTGCCATGTTCCATATATCCATAACGCCGTTACGGTTTAGTAATGCCCTATCAAATAACTGCGTAGATACTTGCAGTTTTGTGGCGTTGCTGGCGTACTGCAAACGGTTGGCCGTCCAGGTAATCATATTGCTGCGGTTTATTTCGTTCTGCGTGTAGGTCATGTTTGACATAACAATAGACAGCATAATAGCGAATGGCTCTATTTTCCCTTCGTAATACGCGTTCCATATATTTTCATCGTATTTGTTCGTCAAAATTTCCATGTTGGTGCTAAAGTGAATAAACACATTTTCGTTAATTTGCTGCATTTGCAGCGCATTAACTGTATACGGCTTGCTGTCTACCTGTTTCAGTTCGCTAAACTTTCCGTCGTAAATAATCATGCCGATTGTGTTGTATTCGCTTAAGTTGTCCGCCGTGAAGCGTTCGCGCTCTTTTTTAATATCTTCCGGTTTTAGCATATTTGCTACTTTTGCCAGGAAGCGAATATTAGCGCTATTCTTTACCGCGTTAATAATTCCTTCGTTTTGTGTGTGTAATAGCTGCATGGTGGGTTTTAATACCCTGTTGTCTTCTCCGAAAAGGTCGTCACTATACTGGTACTGCGTCATAATTCCCACGCGGTCGAACTCTATAGCTGCAAACTCCCCATTTGCAAACTGATAACGCAAATAAATAATGCCGCCAGCTTCTACAATCTCGCAGCGCTGCGGCAATATAGGGTAATAACCTATAAGGCGGCCTAACTGGTCTTCTACTGGGACTATGAATACGTTATTATCCACTTCCCATATTGTCGCAACCCTGTAAAGGAATTGCGGCGTACTCATAAAAAAGTTAGGCTTAAATTGTAATATCTTTTCCAGGTATGGTTTAGCGCTGCCGCTAATTTCCGGCTTTAGCTTGCTGCACATTGTAGCAAATCTATGTACCGCTGCCCTGGTTAAATCCATTTCATACAGGCCGCCGCTGTATGTTGTAAATACCGGACTGTATCCGTTTAGCATTTTGAAATAGTTGTCTATAACTATTTGCTTTTTGCTTTTGAATAAATAGTCTTTAAGGCTCGTTTTTCTCACTCCCTTCTACGCTGCATTTTTCAGCAGTTCGCCTATTTCGTCATAATATTTTTGTCGTACCGTCATTGCGTCGATAACGGATACGAAGCCGTCTATATGGGCGCGGCGTTCAATCTTTACAGGCCTAAATTTTCGCGTTTCCATATTCTGCTTAAGCGCCACGTTAAGGAAGTGGCCTTTAAGCAGGTTGTTATTGCATATCTTAAAATTACCGTCTTTAATTATTCCTTCAAACTCTCGTATAACCGGGGTTAGGTTCTCTCCCTGGAAAACGTCGTCTGTATGGAAGCCATAGCCGGACAGGTCGTTAATAAGATACTGGGCGCTGTATCTGTCGTATCCGATTTTCAGCGTACGTATTTCGTATTCTTCCAGCAGCATTACAAACCAGTTGTAAACGTCCCTGTAGTCTACGTAATTTTCGCCCGATAATGTTAATACGCCCTTCTTTACGAAAATGTCGTATGCTATGCCGTCCGTGGCCGTTAATGCTTCTATGCGGCCGTGTGGCATAAAGAATTGGCAGAATGAGTATAAAACGCCGTCCCGCTCGATAATTACGCAGGCCGCCGTTAGGTCTGTTGTTTGTGATAGGTCTATACCGCCTACAGCGTAGCAGCCCCGGAAGTCTTCTAATGTATACGGCGTTTCCTTTCCGTCTATCGTCTTTACTGCCGTTGCCTTTTCTACTACCTGGCTTTCTAGCCATGCAATACTACTATTCTGTTTAATGTTACAGTACTTGCATAAGAACTCTGCGCGCTTACTTAAGCTGCCTTCCGCTACCGCTATTTCTTCCCGGAAGAAGTCGGCCGTAACAGATACGCCCATATTAGGGTTAGCCTTCTTAAGTTCTTCTATGTCGTTCCACTTCTCTACGTCGTCTATCATGTAAAGCAGCGGCAGTAATCGTTTTTCTTTACTGCTGCCCTTAAGGAACTGCGTAGAACGCTTCATAAGTTCGTCGTATATGCTGTCGTTTACATATCCGGCCGTACTGATTGACAAAATAATAGGCTGGCGCCTTGCACCTAACGCAGATTTCATTACTTCATACTGTTTTAATCCGCCGTCCCCGCTCCATGCTGCTATTTCATCACATACAACTAACTGCGGGTTAAATCCGTCGGACTTCTTCGCGTTAAATGCGATCGGCTTTATTACTGTGTTGGTTTCTGCTATGTATATGTCGCTGCGTCGTTTCTTGGCTTCCGCCTTTAGTTCTTCTTCGCTATTTACCATTTGGTAAAAACCGTCATATACTAACGCTGCCTGGTCTAATTTTGGCGCCAGGCAATAGATTTCCTGGCCGTATTCCGGTTCCAGGTATGCCATATATGCGATAATGGCCGACGCAAAAAGCGACTTACCATTTTTACGCCCAATTACTATAAAAACTTCACGAAAAATACGTATATTTTGTTCATCAACGCAGCCAAAAATAATAGAAATTGCCGCCTTTTGCCATAATTCTAGCTTTAATAAATCGTTGCGGCCTTTGCTATGGTGGCAATAATTTTCTATAAACTTAATGGCCTTGTTTGCCTTTTTCGCATTAAAAAAATAGTCGCCTGCTTCTAGTGCATTTACGACTATTTCGTATATTGTTTTTATCCATTTTCCTACTACAATTTCGCCGCTGCATATCTTTGCGTAGTACTCATAAATATAATTTTTGTACGGTACCAATTATTCTTCACGAAGCAGCGCCAGGCCGCTTTTTTTCTTCTTTGGTGCTGCTGGTGCCAGTTCCGCTAAAGTCTTAATAATTGCGGTGTAATTCTTTATCATGGTGTTGTATACGTCCACTTCCGGGGACTTCTTCGTACCGTACTGGTTTTCCCCGTTCTTGTACTCGCATACGCAGCCTTCTTCTTCAATTACTTTCTGCAATTCCTCTAGTTCAACGTGCATAAAAGCAGCCTTTTGTATCAGCGGCATTACAACCTTTTTCTTATTCTCATCTAAATCCTTGAAAACGCCTTTAAGTCGGGTATTTTCCGACTTAATCCGCTGTTCTTTTGTCTTTTCTTTGCTTTTCGCCATAAAATACCTTCCTTTCCGGTACACCCCACCCCCTACACCACGTACGCGCGCGCCCGCGGGGTATTTTTGTAGTATCCCCCTCGGTATTCGTCCCCTTAATTTTTTTCGGACGATAGGGGGGTATATGCTATGTTGCCTTCTTCGTCGAAGCTGTAACGTAGCTTCGGTTTTTTTTTGTGGTGTTCCTTGTTGTGGCAATCCTGGCATAACGCTTCTAGGTTGTCCCAGCATAGCGTTATGTATGGGTTGTTTATATTCTCCCTGGTTATCCATGTCCTGTGGTGGCATATCTTTGCTGGTTCCCCGCAGCGTTCGCATATATTGTTTTGGCTTTCTAAGTATGCGTCCCTGCATTGTTCCCAGGACTTCGACAAGTAGAACGCTTCCGCCCACTTCTTCATAGCTTCCCTTCTTTCTTTCCTGGCGCCCTTGGTTTCATGCGCCAGGTTGGAGGTATAAAACAAAATAGTAGCAGGCTTCCGTTGTCGGCTTCCCGCTACTATCTTCATGCTATCATAATACCACTTCAATGCCACCACAAAAACCCCAGCTTTTTACCACGTTTTCCCCGTGGCTCCGGTAGTAGCTTTACATACCCAGGGAGAAGTACGCAGCCTTCTTCTATCTGTTCTTTTAACTGCTGCCGTATGCGCTGCATATCTTCCGCCTTTAATACCGTGTCTACCTGGAATATATAAACCTTGTCTTTTTCCGTAATGGTTATCTTATTGTCTTTCATCTTCCAGCCCCCATAACAGTACGGACATTTCGTTAATGATACCAGTTACCCAGCGTCGTGGCGTGTTCTTGCCTAACTTCTCGCCTGTGTCCTGCTCTACCTGGTCTATGATCTGTTCGTAGTTCATGCCCTGCATAAAATACATATCGAATACCTGGTATTCCAATTCCCGGCCTGCTGCCTTCCTGCGCCTTGCCATTTCTTCTATGGCCTTGTCTATATTGGCTGTCATAAGCAGGGTTTTAAACCTGGTGCGCCGCACGCTGCGTAAGTAGGTTTCCTGTTGTTCTTCCGTCATTCCTTCAAGTTCTAACTGTGTCCCTTCGCTTACCGCATTTTCGATATGGAAAACGGCGTCACGGTAGCAGCGCATAAGGCTAAACGTATCATGGTATTTATTTTTCTTTTTCTCTTTCGCTTCTTCTTTCCGCAGTTCCTTAATGGCTTCTTTTGCTGCTGCCTGTAACATAGCCTGTAACTCGCCTTCGGGAACGGTAATATACTTTGCCCCTTCTTTTTCTTCGGTTTCTGCTTGTGTAATTTCTGCCACGTTTTCCATATTTCTTAAATCCCCTTTCTTTTCAGCTAAACGGTAATTCTTCGTCGATACCGTCCGGGATATTCATAAACCCGTTGTCGTCTGTTGCTGGTTGTGACTGGTTCCCCTGCCTTGCTTCGGCTTCCGCTTTGCTTTCTCCGAACCCTAAAGAATTTGCCAGCACTTCGGTGTAGTACACTTCCCGGCCGTCCTTCGTGTAATGTCCTGTCTTAATCTTTCCTGTTACCTCTACTTTGCTGCCCTTGCTTAACCACTTTTCTGCCCATTCTGCCGTACGCCCCAGGCATTTAATTTTAATAAAATCTGCCCCGCCCGCGTCGTCTACGGCAAGTGTAAAGCGCGTAATTGCTACGCTGTTATCCTGGCCGCCGTACCTGGTTGTGGGCGCCTTCGTCAGACGCCCTGTTAATCCTACTGTATTCATTTCTTTGCTTCCCCCTTCTTTACCTGTCCTTCTACGTACTCTACTAAGTGCTGTTCTTGGTTGCTTCTTCGCTGGTTCGTAAATGCCGGAACTTCTAATACCTTTGCTTCTTCCTTCTTTCGTTCCTTTGCCTTGTCCTTTTGTGCCATTTTGCATAACGCATAAAGTGTTACGCAAATAATGAACGTGATTAGTACCGCTGTTAAGTTAATTGTTGCCTGCATGGTTAATACCCCCTTTTATCAATGCCTTGTAAAAGCTGCTGTTTTAATGTTTCGTCCGTTACTACGTATGCCGTTGTTGTTTCTACGGCCTGGCTTATAATTACTTCCACTTCTTCCCGGCTAAACTGCTTTCTAATGGCTGCTGCCGTGGCTGCATTTGCTATTACTAACGCCTGCTGCCGCTGCTTGCTCATTGTAGCCGCTGCCTGTAGTTTTTTAATTGCCGCATTTATTCCCTGCGGTGTTATCTGTCCTGCTGCCGTGTAGTCCTGTATTATCTTCTGTTCCTGGTGCTGTACTTCCTGCTTTGTCGCCCTCTCTATTTTCTTTCGCATCGCCTGTATGTAATCCATTTTGCCCGTTTCTCCTTATCTTCCTTGCCAGTTCTTTTGTGCTTTCGTCCATGTCTGAATTTTCCAGGAAGCTGTTAAAATCTTCTTCCGGCATGGTCTGTATTCTTGTTGCTGTTTCCCGTGACAGCCTTGCCATATCTTCCACGGCTTTGCGTATTGCCGAAATAATGGCGCGTGTTGCTTCCGCTATTCCGTCCATTGCCCTGGCCACGATCTTGCCCCACTCTTTGCCGTAGTATTTTGCTTCGGTCTTTGGTGGGTTATGGCCGTACTTTTTCTTGTAGGCCTTCTTTTTCTGCCGTCTATTCATGCTTTAACCTCTCTAACAGTTTGCGGCGTCGCGCTCTTGCCAGGCGTGCCCTTGCTCTGTCTTTCTTTCTGTGATTTCTTCCGGTGCTCTTCCGGTACGGTTTTATATCTACCAGTAGCGGCATCTCTTTTACTGCTGCCAGGTCTGCCCTGTATATAACCCGCTGCAAATCCGTCCCGATATAGTGCGCTACTGTACAACGTTCTGCATATTCTTCGTCGCACTCCGAATACGGGTATTCTTCCCTTGTAACTTTAATTGCTATTCTTGCCCCGCTAAAAATTGCTCTTTCCAGTACTTGTAGAAGTTCTTCTCTTGCCGTCTTTTCTATTGCCGCCTTTATCACTGGCTCTTTATTATCCACTATGCAAGTAACGCCGTATCTCTCATTGCTTTCCATTTTTCCCTGCTCCTTCTAGGTCGTTAATGTTCATTTGTCCCGGTAATTGTTCTTGCTGCGGTTCCCGTCCCGGTTCTTCGCCTTTTGCCCTGGCTTCCAACCTAAATAAAATGCCTTGCAGTTCGGTTACGTCGTCTACGTCCATTATGTCTACGTGATACATAAGGCTGCGTACTGTATATATGCCCCATTCTCTATTTTTCCAGGCGTCGCGATTCTCCGGAAGGCCTACAATTAGCTGGCTTTCGGTGTCCGTTTCGGACACGTTGGAAGCGTTGGCCTTATCTTCTACATAGCGCTTTAATTCCCTGGCGTTTTCTGCTTCAATTTCTGCCTGCGCCTGCTTGTCTGCTGCGTCTGCTATAGCTGCCTGGGCGTCTATTTCTGCCTTTTCGGCGTCTTCCGCTGCCTTGTCTGCTTTGTCCTGGGCTTTTGCTGCTATTTTCTCCGCTACTTTTTTGGCTATTTCCTTCGTTTTCACGTTTTCGCCTGCTGCCGCCCTGGCTGCTATGGCCTGCTGTTCTTCCGGTGGTAGCTTCGCAGCTTCGTACGCTGCGCTTATGCCTATTTTGCCTTCTTTGAATTGCTCTTTAATTTCCGGTTCTGCGTTATTGTTGATTTTCTCAATGCGCGCCATATTTGTGGGCTTCTCTCCCAGGATTTCGCCTACCAGGTCGCGTACGCGTCCTTCTATCGTGATTTCCCCGGCGTCCCTTGCTGCTTCTAATGCTGCCTTTAACCTGGCCGCAAGTTCCGTTTTCTCGTAGTCTGTTAATTCCTGGGTATATCCGTTCCCGGCCAGTAACGCCAGTTCGTACATGATTTCCGACATATCCCGGTAAAAGTAACGGACTTTCTCGTATTCCTTGTACCCGCGTTCCAGGTTGTAAATGTTCGCCAGGTTTCGGCGGTGTCCGTCGATTATGCGGTATTCCCCGTTTACCCTGGCTAATACTGTCGGCTGCTCCTGTCCTACCAGTAAAAAACTGTCTGCCAGCTTGTCTATATCCTTACACTCCTGGCGCGTATTCTTTGGCGCTTCCTTCACTTCGTACGGGCTTAAGTATATTTCCTTGTATTCTGTCCCGGCTGTTGTGCCTGCTGCCGCCCTGGCTTTATTGTTCATCATGTCTAAAATGTTAAATGCTGCCATTTTCCTGTACCCCCTTTATATTCTAAATAGGCTTTTTGGTATTCCGGTTGCCTTTGTTATTTCTGCTGCCTGCTGCCTCTGTAAATATTCCCTGTATTCTTTTTCACAGGTAATTACTGCGCGTGTCTGTATTCCTGCATTGTCTAAAATTGCTTTGGTTTCCAATAATTGTTCGCAGTAAATATGTTCGCGGCGGCCGTGGCGCCTGTATTGCCTAAAATCTATAGGCGGCAACTCTGTTTGCGATAATTCCCGTAGTATCTTGGCTGTTGTTTCTCCGTACTGCCTAAATGCGCCCTTTTCTATGTACGTCTTTTGCCAAAAGAATAATTTATAGCCTAACGCTTTTTCTACGGCTGTTATCCAGGCTTCTAATTTTTCGTCCATTAGTGGCATTTCTCTGTATGGGTTTAATTTATACTGTTCCATTCTGTGCCCCCTGTTCTGTTAATACCTGGTATTCTGTTACGAACTTCTTATAGTCCCGCGCCGTCCAGCTTCGTGGCTTGTACTCCGTAATTGTCTTTCCAAAAAACGTACTTTCTGCTGCTGCCTTGCCATACCAAATAACGGTATTAAACAGTTTGTAGCCTTTTTCGTGCAACCATTCCAGGCCTGCCCGGTTTGCGTCGTCATTCTGCCACATAGTAACCAGGGCGCCAGCAAATTGCAGCTTGCTGTTGATCTGCTTCATTCCTTCCACCTGGTCTATGATCGTGTCTAATCCTTCCAGCGCCCAGGCGTCCACCTTCGTAGGTACTATTACGTCGTCAGATACAGCCAGGGCGTTAATTACGTTTAATCCTAAATCCGGCGGGTTGTCGATAATAACGTAATCGTACGTCTTTTCCGGCTCTAACGGGTATGCCTGTAATAATGGCTTAAACCGTTCTACCTGGTCGGCGTCTGCTGCTACTGTTAAATCGTTTGTGGCCTGCAATAGTGACATATTGGCCGGTATAATATCCAGCCCGGCATATCCCGGCAATACTACCCGCAGGTCGTTAATGCTTTTATACCAGCCGCGTAACAGTTTTGCGCTGCCGCTCTCTACGTCGTCCTGGTATACTCCAAACAACTTAGATAAATTCCCTTGCTTGTCATTGTCTACAAGCAGTACGCTTTTACCCTGGTTGTTTAGTATGTGTGCCATGTTGGCCGCTGTGAAGGTTTTACCTACGCCACCCTTAAGGTTGATAATGCTAATTACTCTCATATTTTCCGCCTTTCTTTCGCTCCGTTGAACCTAGCGAATATAAATTTATTTTTTACGCCTGCTGCCAGGTCGTATTTTACGTTGCTGGTAATAATGTGTCCTGGTCTGCGTATTCTGCTGCCCGCTTCATTCCTTCCCGCATTGTTTTTAATGCCAGGTAGTAGGTTCCTTCCTTTGGTGTACTTTTTGTCTTAAGCGGCTGCGCTTCCGGCTCCGCTCCGTCCAGGTATACGCTTAATGTCTGTACTGCTGCCTGCCAGCCCACACATACCAGTGCTAAATATCCCTGGTTATCCACTTCCTGTAAAAAATCAATTTGCGACTGTTCCAGGCTTCCGCCCGGTGCCTTTAGTTCCACGTATAAGCCGTGGTACCCTGCGCTGGCTACTGGTAAAACCAGGTCGGAAATACCAGCCTTTACGCCCTGGCGTTTTAATGCCCTGGCTGTGGCTGCGTCACGCTTCCCGCCGTTTGGCACATGGTACAGTAATTTTAATTCCGGGTACCTTCCCCGGTTGTAATCGCACCAGCTAAATATTGCTTCCTGGTGCCCGCTTTCGTCTGATACTCTAAAATTACGCATTTTTTAACTGTCCTTCCCTTCCCCGTCTTCCGGTCTTTCCTGCTGCCATTCTTCCCATGCGTGTGCCTGGTTTAATGCCTGGGCTATTATGCCTACTGTGGCAGCGGCCAATATTACCAGCAGCATGGCGCCGCCCAGCAGCGCTAAAGTGATGTAAATTATTTTCATTTCCTACCTTCTCCCTTCTTTCATTCCAGCCGTACCATTCGGTAGCTTAAAAATCCGTACCCGTAAAATTCTTCGCTATGTACGCCTACCCTTACGCTGTCCTTGTCTATGTAGTAGCCCTTTATTGGCTTTGGCTCTGTATAATACTGGTTCCTGTCTTTGATTATCTTGTATTCCGGTTCCGGCCTTCGCAGGTTCTTGCTACAATTCCAGCGCTTGCCCTGTAATGCTTCGTCTGTCCCTACGGTCTTGTCTGTGTATTTTATGAGATATGCGGCCAGCTTACTGTAATCTCCGTTTGTGTCTAAAGGGTGGAAGTGTATTTTACTGTTTTGTGGGTATGCCTTCTTCCATGCTGCTTGTATTAACCTGGTGTCTATGTAATTAACTACTAAATGGTGGTGCCTGCTGCCCTTCTCTCCCACTTCCATAACGTGTACGTACTTTAGTTCCTGGCCTTGCTGTTTATATATCTTGCGCAGTTCCCTTAAAAATACGTCTGCGTCTTTTCTCATTTCTTCCCTGGTTCTGTATGGCTCCCCTTTTTTACGGATATAGCCAAAATCTATATGTAAATCCCCGTCCTGGTAATTCTCCGCCAGTAACAGGCGTAATGTTCGTTCTGCTTTCTTGGTGTTGGCCTTCTTTTGGGCTTCATTCGTTGGCCGTACCTTGTCGCCCCTTTTTATACCTGCCTTATGGTAACGGCTGGTATAATATCGGTCTACCTCTATGGTCTTACCCGCCTTTGTTACCCTCTCTACGTATGGCATTGTCTATAACCCCTTTTTGTCGGTTCGTTAATACTTTTATCAAGTGTTAAATGCGGGCTGTAACCCGCAGAATTATTGACAAAACGCCATTTTTTCGATATAATATTTTTGCTTAAATAAATATCGTATTTTTTAGCCCCGGCAGTCTTCCAAACTGCTGGGGCGTTTTCGTTTTGTCTACCCTTTATTTCGTCTGTCAAAGTACAGCAGAACGCGGCGGCGCATTTCATCAGACATAATATTAAGTTCTACCGCGCGTTCTTTTTCCGGCATTTGTGCCAGTTCTTCTAACCAGTCCTGGTATGTATCTATCCAGGCTTCCGTTTCTAAATCCCTGGCCTTTGCCTTCGCGATCAGCCTACGCCTTGCCTGGCGCTGCTCATGTGTCAGCATTGTTACAGGCCTGCGCCTAAATTCTGCATATTCCGCAGCCGTTAATACGATACTGTCCGGGAATATGTCTACATAGTGCTGCTGCCCGCAGCTTCCGCAGGTGTATACTTCGTCGTCCTTTAATGCTCTGTCTATGGGTTGGCCGCAGCGTAGGCACGTTCTGTACTTTTTCGTATGCCTTCCTGTAATCCGCTTTACTGCCATTTCCCTTTTAACCTCTCTAATTCTTCCTGGCGTGCTGCTGCCGCTGCGCAGGCTGCGTACGCTACTTGCGTATTTGCTGTTTCTTCCGCAATAACGTCCATGTTTACCAGTGCATAGGCGTAACCGTTAATACGGGCTACGTGTTCGTCTATTCCTTCTTGGGTGTTTATTTCCTTAAACTGGCGGATTAAGTCGCCCAGGGCTGCCATTGCTTCGGCTACCTGTTTTGCGTTGTGCGGCGTTACTTTCGCTTTAATCTGAATTTGTTTTACCTGCATACCTCTTTTATTCTCCTTCCGTTTCTGTTTCTTCCAGCTTACTGGCGCTTACTTCCCAGGTCGTAAACTCCTGTATGCCTTCCGGTGTCTTTTTGGTGTACGGCCTGCTTTGTATCCTGCCTTCTAAATACACTTCGCTGCCTTCCCGTAGTCCTGCTGCCTGTTCTGCCAGCTTTTCCCAGGTAATGCAAGGTATGTAACTGTAAAAGCCAGGTGTAAACGCCGAAGGAATACGTACGGTAATATCCGTAATATGCTTTCCTTTTGGTGTTTCTCTATATACTGGCTGCTTTGCTACGGTTCCCTTTATGTATGCTATGTTAATCTGCTGGCTGTTCTTTGGTACTGCTGCCAGGTATAAGCCCCATACAAAAAGCTGCGTACGTCCGGTTTCTTTGTCCTTATACGTCTGTACCCTGCCCGTTACTTCTACTGTACTGCCCGGCTGAAATCCCTTTATTATCTCTTCTGCGGTTAATTTTCCTGCTTTCTTTTCTATAATTACTTCCGGTTGTTGCCAATATTCTACCGGGTACAATGTTGTTGTAACTGTTTCCTCTGTTTCTGTTTCCCCTTCTTGCAGCAACACTAAAATACGGTCTATTGTTCCGCTATCGCGTTCCACGTCCACCCATAGCCTATATATGCCAAGACGGCCGTAGAGGTTGTTTCTTTTTTCCGGCTGCGATACCACTATTCCCGTTATTCCTACGGTGTTAATTTCCATGCTGTTATATCCCCCCTTACTCGTAGAACACGTCCGTATTCGGCGCCGCTTCATATTCCGCCGCTAAATCCATTTCCTTTACCCTGCTTTCCTGGTGCGTTATTTCCTGTACGCTGAAGCCCAGGCGCCCGTAATGCTTTTTAATAATGTCCTGGGCGTCTTCCAGGTCTTCCGGGTGTTCTTCCGGGTACGGTACCACTATAAAGCCGTCTGCTTCTTCCTGGTTTCTTCGGTCTATTAACTTAACCTTAAATCCCAACAAAAATAATAAATATTTGTTTTCCATTGTTTTGCCTCTCTTTCTCTATTTTGCTTTTCTTTTGCGGCCTGCTGGTGCTTCCCCAGCGTTTCCGCGGCTGGATAACTGCCGCCAGGCGCCTGGCCGTTCTTCTCATATCCCGGCGTTCTTGTGTTGAACTATGGCCAATGCGGCGGGGTGGATTTGAACCACCGACACCATAGGCATAACCAGGGCGCCCGCGTGGCTCCCTTAAGCGTCGCGCTACTGCGGTTATGCCCGTCCCTTTACCAAACTGGGGTACTGCCGCTTATGCCGGGCGTTTATCCCAACGCCCTGGCTAACATATCTTCGTACAATCCTTTGTATATTTCTTCTTCCCTTTTGGCTGCTGCCAGTTCTTCCCTTAACTCGCGGTCGTCTACCAGTTCTACGGTTCCCTGTACTGCTGCCGCCTTCTTTTCTTCTTCCAGTGCTGCTACGCGGTTTGTTGCTTCTTCCAGTTCTTCCGCCTTTTCCTTTAACTGCTGCCGTAGTTGGGCTATTTCATACTGTAGCCCGTCTATTTCCCTGTTGGCGTCCGTCGCCATGCTGTCTAACGGTGCTTCGTCGTCCGGTAATACCAGGGCTTCCGCTATGGCTCTGCGTAATTCGTAGTCTTCTTCTTCGGATAATGCCCGGACAAAATCTACCATTTTGTCGTAAAATACATAGCCCAGGCGGCCAGCGTCGGCGTGCATAATGTCGCGTGCCTTAATTGCTACTGCATTGCTGCCCGGCTCTGTATCCTGTAACATAACCGTAGCTGCATATCTCTCAAAACAGGCAAGTACAACTACCAGCCTGGTGCTGCCGTTGTTATCCACTTCCCATATTCCGCCTTTGTTGATCTCGTAATTATTCATATTCGTAGTACCCCCCCCACTTCGTAAAATAGCCTTATAGGCCGTTACGTCCTTTATGCCGGACTTGTTATATAATAATTCCCTATCCATGCTTAAGCCCTTTGCTTTCGTAATATCTGTAACTCTCCGTCGATATTCCGGCCTACATATTCTGCCAGCCTATCCCGGCTTATGTTATAAGTCCAAATTGACGACATTTTAACCGCGGCACCTATTGGAAGCTGCCCCGTTTGCATACCAACGCGTACAAACTGCGGGGAAGCGCCAATAATGGCCGCTGCTTCTGTCGGTAATATCTTGTCTTCCTTCATGCCCTGCGCCTTCTTTCTGTTTCGTTCTTTGCCCGCTCTAACAGGCCTTTTACCTGATCTGCCGCCTGTTCGTATGCGTCCGCTTCGTCTTCCTGGGTTACTTTTAAAATGCGTTCGCCCTTCTTTTCGCCCTGGTACCTGTATATCTCTATTAACGCGTCGTCCTTCTCGTAAATGCTGCTATGTGTATGCAGGCGTAAATTGTCGTACTGTTGTAATTCCCGGTATGCTTCATAAAAGCTATGTAAAGCTGCTGTCCTTCTTTCGTCTTCCGTCATGTTCTGCCCCTTCCGGTGGGTACTGCCGCCGTAATCTCTCTTGCCTGTAAAGTGCTTTCCAGCCGTTCCGGCCTAACTGGCGCTTCCAGCACATATATTTACGGCGCTGTTCGTCGAACTCGGCCAGCTTCCTGCTTTCTTCTTCGTTGTTCCAAGCGGCTAACACCATGGACGGCGACATAATCCCGGCCAGCCAGTCCGCTGTTGTTCTGCATAGGCAGCGCGGAACGCGTGGGCGCCGCTTCGTCATATATTCCTGGTAAAATGGTTTCTTTCTTTTCATGGTGTGCCTTCCTGGTGTATAATCTGTCTATAATCTTGTAAAGGTGGTGTTACTATGTCCCGTACTGTTCTTCGTTTTAATGACGAAGAAATGGCCTGTTTATACGCTTCTGTGTATAATGAACTCTGCGGCCTGGAAGCGGAAATAGAAGACGGTACCACGGCGCCGGAAGAAGTCGAAAACGCCCAGCGCTCTATTGATACCTGCAAAAGTATACTTTCTAAAATAACTTCCACTTCCCCTAATGTTTCTTATCGTTTCCCGGATTAGTTCCGGTGCCCGCTTCCTGGCGGGCTTTTTTCTTTCTTTGGCAAGTAGTATAGTATCTGTCTTCTTTTACCTCTTTCCCGTGCTGCTCTACTCTTACTACATACGGCATAGTTTATCTTCCTTCCTGGCGGCTGTCGTTCCTTCTTCATAGGCTCCGCCTTCTTTCTTTGGCTTTGTATACCGTGTTGCTGCTTTTCGCATTAAAAACCAGCAAAAACCTGTTGGCTGTCTATACGCTCTCTAGCTGGCGTAACCGCTGCTATTTTTTCACGATACCCAGGCGGCCAGCTTTTCGCCTGCTGCCGTCCGCGTCGCAGGTGCCACCCTGCCACTATTGCGCCCTGTCGGTACTGCCCCGACTGCTCCGTAAGCCAATACGGCACTTTACTTTTAAGCTAAAGACGCATAACCGGGCGGGTTGTCCCGCCCTTTATTAAATTGCTGCTTTGTTCCTTTCGTTCATGCCTGCCGCCGCTGCTACATATCCCTGTACGAAAAAGGTTAATTTTTCCTGCTGCTGCGGTTCCAGGGTTGCTACCTCTGCCATAAGTGCCGCAAAGTCCTGGTTTTTCTCTGTTACTGGTCTTTCTACTGTTGTGTTGTTCATACTTACACCTTCTTTCTTGCAACTTACGGCGCATACTACCTTGTTGCTGTCTTCGGCTTCCTTCATCATTTTTTCTATTTCCGCTTTTTCCCGGTGGCCTGCTTCTTCTTCCTGTAACATGAAGTCTGCGAAGTAATATACAAGTTTCTGTGTTCTCTTAATGGCTTTCTTCCTGCCGTCCTCTGCTTCTTCCTTCTTGACTTCCTGGGCTTCTTCCGTTCCCTGTTCGCTGTCCTGTAATGTTCCGTCTAAACTTGCTTCCGCACTTTCTTTGTCAACGTAAATCCTTAATACGTCCGGTTCGTCAGCCAGGGCGAACGCTACAGGCTCGATCTGTAAGAAGTTTTCAGCCTGGGCGCGTTTCTTCTCGTTGAATACCTTTACTTCCTTTACCTTGCTACCATAAATTCTAATAATGCTTTCTACTGTTAATTTGCTCATGTTCTTTTCTCCTTTGCTTCGTCCGTGTTCCTCGGAAGTTTGGCGCCTTCCCAGGTGGTTTATGTGTACCTCTCTGTTGATTACGTATCTATCATACGATACTACGTATACATTGTCAACGCTTTTTTTAGTTTTTTGTTGATTAAGTATACAAGGCGTGCTATTATGATGTTGCGAATAAAAAAGAAAGGGGGTTTTACTTATGAATGAACGTGTAAAACAGCTTCGCGAAGCGCTCGGACTTTCCCAGGAAGCATTAGGCGCCCGCGTCGGTGTTACCCGTGGTTCTATTAGTAGACTGGAAAGCGGCACGAATAACGTAACGCCTGCTATGGTTATTTCATTGTGCAGGGAATTTAACGTAAATGAAGAATGGTTAAGAAATGGTACCGGGGAAATGTTTAATAGCTTATCCCAGGAAGAAGAATTAGCCTACATAGTCGGCCAGGCGTTGCCGCAGGCGGACGATTACGTAAAAGACACTTTTATAGCGCTTGGCCGTCTGTCCCAGGAATTTACAGCAGACGACTGGAAAGTAGTAAAACGGTTCGTAGACGCTTTGGCCGGAAAGGTGGAATAAATGGACTTTTCAAGTAAAAAGCCTTCGGAAGTAAAATTTTCTGCTAATGCAGTTTTCCCAAACAGAAGGCCTATTAAAATCTATGGCGTTGAAAACTGGAACCCCACGCGTGCGGAACTTGGATATGATGAAATAAAAAAGCAGCTTTCTAGCTGCTTAATATTCCCCGTATAAACTGGTATATGATTTTCAGTTTTTCAAGGTCGTTTACTTGGGCTAATAGTTCGGCAATTTCCCGGCGTAGTCTTTGCATTATGTAATACCCCCTTTTGGTATGATGTAAAGCAATTATATATACGCCTGCTGCCGCTTTTCAATACTTCCGGCTCCCTTTTCCGATATATTGGAATAAAGCCCGTAAAGTATTGGCTATTTCCCCGAATTTGTTATACTACTTACGTACAGGTCGCAAATAGCGACGCCCAGGCCAACCGCCAGGCGTTCCATAGTGTCCAGGCGTGGCGATACTTGCCCGTTCTCGATCGCGTTTATTTCGCTTTTGCTTATTCCTGTACGGGCTTCTAACTGTACTAATGTTAATTGTTCCCTTTGCCGCACTTGCCATACTAAAATATCCATACTTATAGCCCCCTTATTCCTTTGTATGTAAAAATTATAAAGGCTGTAAGTACTTTCCTTTTACTGGTAAGTTTTGGTAATAGAAAGGACTTGTGTTTATGAAGATTAAAACTATTATTTTATTTGTTCTCGGCGTAGCCTTTGTTTGTACTATTCCTTCCGGCGGTGTCGGTGGTGCCATTGTTGCTATTGTCCTGGCAGTTCTTTGTTTCTACTTTGGCTGGCGTTCTTTGAAGAAGAGTAATACCGCGCCTGTTGCCGTACGGGTTCCGAACGACGCGCCAGTACAGGAAGTCCCCAAAGACGAACCATACGAATTTTTACGCATAAAGCTGGCAGGTGTTACCTTTAAGAACGGCCGCAAGTCCAGGCAGTCAATATTACGTGCTATAAAATTCCGTGACGGCGAATTTTCGGACGGCGTAGAACTGGAATTAAAACCATACGAATGGGAAGGGCAGCCCGCATACGGTGTATATGCCAACGGCCAGCAGATTGGTAACGTTCCTTCCGATAAGGTATCATACATTACTGAAAACAAAGGCCGTATTATTGGTTTTTCCGGCATAAATGTATACGGCGGCGGTCGTGATGAAGAAGGCCAGGCTAAAAACTTTGGCTGCGAAGTAATCTTAAAACTGAATAAATAGAATTAAAAATAGCCGCCCAGTGTTGGCGCACCGGACGGCTAAAAAGATACCCGATAAACACGCGGTTTATGTGTACCTCTACAAAGATCAATTATACCATAAGCCTGCGTATATTTGTAGGCTTATTTTTTATGCCTACGTTTAGAAAGTAGGTGTATTTTATGAAAATGCCAAACGGCTACGGCTCTGTTTATAAGTTATCTGGGAACCGCCGGAAGCCCTGGGCGGCCAGGGTAACGGACGGCTGGGTAAATGATACGAAAACAAAGAAAAGCAAACAAAAGTATAAATTTATCGGCTTCTATGAGACGCGCAAGGAAGCATTATTAGCCCTAGCAGACTATAACGCAAACCCGTACAATATCGACACGGCTAATATTACCTTCCAGGAAGTATACGAACGGTGGAACGCCGAACACTTCCCGACTGTATCGGAAAGTAACGTAAAGGGCTATAAAGCTGCCTTCCTGCTTTGTGCTCCGATCGCTGGCCGCAGGTTTGTAGATGTGAAATTAGACGACTTGCAGGCCTGCGCCGATAATTCCGGGAAGAACTACCCGACGTTACGCAAATATAAGGTACTTTTAGGCCTTATGTATAAATACGCTGTCATACATGAGATAATACCAAAGGAACGCAATACCGTGGAATATGTAAATATCAAGAAGGCCGGGAACCCGAACGCATACAACCGGGAACCATTCAGCAGCCAGGAAGTTGCCCGCGTGTGGGAAGTGAAGGACACAAATATATATTATACTGTCGTCCTGCTTTTAATTTATACCGGGTGCCGTATATCGGAACTGTTGGACTTGAAAAAGACGGAAGTAGACTTACCGGGGCGCTGCTTTAAGATACTGGAAGCAAAGACGACCGCAGGCATACGTACGGTACCCATTGCCGAAAAGGTCGTACCGTTCTTTGAATACTGGTTAAATCTTAACGACTGCGAATACCTGTTAAGCACTCCCGAAGGGGAACACTTCTTATACAGAAATTATTATGATAGTTACTGGTCGCCGCTTATGGAAACCTTAAGTATGAAGCACCGCCCGCATGATACGCGCCATACGTGCATATCCCTGCTGGCTGCTGCCGGGGTGGACGAACGCGTAATAAAAAAGATAGTAGGGCATAAAGGCCAGGGCGTCACGGAAACGGTGTATACTCACTTTGAACTTGCAGAACTTAAGGACGCCATAAACAAAATATAGGCCTAAAATTGTGTTACTTACGTGTTTCTTACGTGTTACTTACCGTTAAAATTTCATACTTTTTTATACTGTTTGAGAAGATACCCGAAAATGAAGAAAAACCCCGGAAATACTGGATATTTCCGGGGTTGTCTGTTTTCTTCTTCTCTCTGTGTAATTATCTCTTGCTGAACTGCGGAGCGCGACGAGCTGCTTTGAGACCGTACTAAACATCTCTATGGTGCGTTTTTCCTTGATATTACGGGCTTTTTCGCATTTTCT